GTCGTCATAAAAGATTTTGTCGAAGATTTCATACGGATTTCTGACAAACTTAAGTCGATCACTTTCAGTATCGTAGATATGGAAACCGCGAGTGTCTTTATAATCATTCCAGAACATCTGATAAGGGTTGCCTAAGTATTGGACATTGCCATGCTTAGACTTGTGGTGAAAGTGTCCAGACCATACACGGTCAAAGTTTTTGAATTGTGAAATACTAAAACCACCTTCAAACTTCATACCTGGTGTGACTTCAAAACCATCACACTCAAGGTGACCACACATAATCTCTGCTTCGCTGGTAGAGATCTTTCTCAGACACTCTTCATTATTCTCTTTGTTAATCCAAGGCATCATCAAAAACGTTTTTCCACCAAGGAGAATTTCCTTTGGTTCAGAATAGATCCTGATGTTACTATACTTGTCTAGCAAAAGTTCAGGCGAATTAATCCTGTTCGTATTTTTATAATACGTGCAGTGATTACCAAGGATCATATGAACTTCATAATCTTTCAATCGCTTGAAATAATTTTCATCAATACGATTGAAGGTATTGTAATCCATGGACTTTCGATTATCGAAAGTATCGCCCAGATCAATGATAGTATCGATGCCCTCTTTCTCTAGAGTTGGAAAGAATACATCATCATAAAATTTTTGGAAGTAATCCCAGAACGCTAGATTGCCTTTGCGTCCGTCGAGATGCTGGTCAGTAATGAGTGCAATTTTCATTTGGGTTTGTGATCCTTCATACCATCATGATTGCCATCTCTAGGCAACTTACCTGACATTAGATAGTCTATCGTATCTTTACATCCACGCAAGTAATCTAATTGTTCCTTTTGTTTTTCTGCTTCTGCAGTATTCTTAGGAGTTTGCTCACTAATTTGTTTAATCCTCTTTGTAAATCTTTCAAAGAGTTGTTCATAATTTTCAGTTTGTTTCATAATTTTCCTCCTACTGTTCCGTCGTACGGGTCCGATACTCTAGCGTTCGCCCAATTTGTAGCGACGCCTTCGAGATGAAATGGTGACATTGCCATGACAGCTTCCCTCGTACCGCCTGTGATGAGTTCCTTGCCATCCTCACCATAGCTAGTCCACGTTCCAAATCGTTTTTTCTCAACACGGAACGATCCATATTGTGTTTCAAACCATTGATAGGTTTCATGATCTCCACTCATCTGTTCATTTTTGTTTCAATATTTTCTTTAATACTTCCCATATCAGAATAAGAAGCATTCATGCCAGACATACTTCCATCATAACTATCAGTATGCATTACCTCGTCATATCCTGAACGTTCTAGGATCTTACCTTTGATCTCTAGTTGTTTCTTTTCTTTTTGAATACGTCTTAGGAAAGCGTAGTAAATGATTTGTGTAAAGTAGGCGAATGGGTTCTTTGATTTTTCAGGATCAAAGTTGTCAATGTACTGTAGGCAGTTTTCAATACCGTCACAGATCATGTCCTCACGGAACATGTAGTTGACAAAGTTTGGTTTGTAAGACAAATGTGTAGCAATCTTTAGGAAACATTCTCCAATATAGTTCGTGACACGAGGACGCGGTTGACCCAGATCTTTGGCATCATGGACTTTCTGCCGATACTCAGTGATAGCGGCGAGGAATTCCTTATTGTTTACATAGTATTCAGTCTTTTTACGGGTCATTACGGCAGGTGTCATGGATTGTTTACCATTATCATGTTACCAGTGTAACACGTAGAATGGTCTTTGTAAAGGGGGGTTGACAAAACCTCAGAAACTCAGTACAATTAACCTTGTCGAGGTTCAAAGGTCATACTAGCTTTTATTAAATATATCTTCTAAAGTCTTTTTCATATCTTTTACGGAACCTAGGTAACCAGATCCTCTGGGTAACTTATGTCCTCTTCCCGTAAGAGATTTACCGCCTTCTAATCTATTGAGTGTCTTTTGATAGAACTCTTGGATTTGACCATCAACTTCAGTAATTGTAATAATGTGACTTCTGTTTAAAATAAACATCTGATCAAACGTGGCGCTGATCCATTCTCTAAAAGAAAAACCAGACACTTCTATCTGACCCTTTCTATGTTTTGCTTGTTCAACTTGGAGAGGGTTTTCTAGTAGGACTTTATCTTCGTCTTCCAAGTAACAAACTTTAGAAACGATCTCTTCGCCTGATACTAATTTGATTGTTGCATAAAACTCTTCATCCATATTTAATTTGCTCTAAGGTTTACTCTGATAACCTCATACTTAAAGTTCTCATCATTGTATATGTTAACTCTTTCATTTAAATGTTTGAGAGTATAATTTTGACCGCCGATGTCATCAGCGATATCGTATAAGGTTGCGATGTCTTTGCCTTCGCCTTTCCTGAGGACACGTCCGATGGACTGTAGGTTACGGATGCGCGACTTACTTGGGGAAGCAAAGATAATGTTGTGAAGTCTCTTGATGTTAATACCTGTAGAGAATGTTCCGTATGAGGCAATGATAACAGCGTTATTCTCAGTCTCAGTAATTTGCCTGACTTCTTCTCTATCTTCTACATCGGTGCCACCATGCACGAAGAATAACTTCCGCGATGGATCTATACTGCTATTTATTAGGTCGTAAAGTGGTTCTCCGTGCTTCTCGACATAGTTAAATAGAACTAGGGTATTACCCTCAATATCTTTGACCAGGTTTTTGATTAGGTTATTTCTACCTTTATGTTCGACAAGATACTCTATCTCGTCATGATATGTGTCAAAATGTTGGGGGGCGTGCTTGCACAGCAGCACTTTTATCCTAAACTTAGATAAGTAACCTGACTTAATCAGATCATCTGTTTTAGTTACTCTTTCACAATCTCCAAACAATCCTTCAAGTACCCACTTGTGCGTTTTACTTCCGTCAAGTGTCCCTGTAAATCCAAAACGGTACTTGGCATTGTGTAGTTTAGTCATAATTCCCGTGAGCGACTTCGACTTAAATAGGTGTGCTTCATCACCGATAACACAGTCAATGTCATCAAAGTATCTTTTGGGGAATTTGTAGATTGATTGCCAAGTGGAAATAATGATTGGTTTATCAGTATTCTTGTCTTTGCCCGAATAAATCTTATGCACATGATCGTCCGCATTCCACCCGTAATCATTAAAGTCATTGACCATCTGTTCTACCAGGGACGTAGTAGGAACGATGATGAGCGTCTTCTTGTTGGTAGCAGTATAGTATCTGACGAGGGAATAGATCATCAGAGACTTCCCACTTCCCGTAGGCGAAAGTAAAAGTTTTCTATTATATTTTATAGCTTCGTATACTGCACGGTATTGATAGTCGCGTGGAGCAATTCCCGTTCGGGTGATTTTGTCCATAAAAGTTTTGACACCTGCAGGAGAAACAAAACCATTAGTGTCTTCAACTTCTCCATACCAATCATTCTTTTCATAGTGAATAGTATATTGTCTTTCGTCTGCCCATACCTGCAAATGTTTCATCAGACCATGATACAACTCACCTGTACCAGGGGAGTACAGGCGAATAGTTCCATCCCAGTATTTGTATCTGGGGTTCTTCTTTAGAAACTTTGCTTCGGGTACTTCAAACGTAAAGTAGTCTGACAACTCGCGATGCACATGAGGTTCTTTAGAAGAAATTTGAATGTAGACTTCATTCTTCTTCTTGATACTGAGCGTTGTCATCATTGTCCATTAGTAAATTTCTCCCACTCAATTGCACTCTTGATCTGAAAACCTCTATTAGAGATCTGCTTCATAACCTGATCCAGAAAGTAGAGCATCTGATCCAGGTATTTAATTTTTGCTTCTAGGTTGATAATCTCGTCATCACTTTCTAGATAAACCTTCATCTTTTCAGAAGTTTTAATGCTAGATCCAAATGGTTTGGCGGCGTATGTCTTAGCGTCTGCCTCGCCAGAGTAATACTCACGCTTATCTCTTACCATCTTACGGATCTCAAACTCCAAAGAAGTTTTGATCTGTTGAATGTCAGTGTAATGGTTTAAGTATTTATTGTGTTGAAAAGGGATGTCTAACGCGAGTTGTCCCAAATCTGTGCTATAATTTTTATTGACAAATTGAAAGTCAACGGCGCTATCTACACTCCACTCTTCTCTCAGTTTTTCAAATCTATTACGAAGGGTTTCAAAATTCATAAAGGTTTCATTAACTTATCACGAATGAAGAACTGCTGGTGCTTGAATGTCACCTCTGCAGTTAGATACTCCACATCACTAATTGTAGCATCAAATTGCAAGTTACTCAAGGACACAGGGAATAGATCCCTAAACTCTACAACGAATGCTGGATTGTATTGAGACGTAACAATATGCAATTGTCCGTTTGTATAGATATCATTCTCTGCGGTGGTTCGTGCCATTTCATCGGCATTGCCATTGTCACGCATCCAAGAATGAATTGAATAATAATTTTTAAGATCTTCGTCAACAATAAAACGCACAGTAAAATCCCCGAACGTTACACCGCCTCCTGGAATGATAGGCAAGTTTCTGAATGGACTTGCTACTTCCACTGTGCTCATTGTAACGTCGGGGACATTTGCTGCTTGACAAAAGAAATCTACACCTTCAAACTTTTCAAGTTTGAGGAGATAACCAATTGGATTGAGGAAATTCCTATTGCTAGGTTGTTCCTTATACCATTGAGCAGACATGTCAACCTCACAAGATAATAGTATTTATGGGTTGTCTGGATCTAGTCCTAGATCTATAAGATAGTCTCTCCACCACGTTGGATCTTTTCTTTGCTTCCATTGTGGTACAGGCATTCCTCTCTCAGAGTAATACTCTTCCAGAGCAGCATCAATCTTCTCTGCTATTTCCACTTGCCTAATCCTCTTTCTTAGAATGTCCATTCGCATTGATAATTTTTTCCATTTGCTTGCGAACATTTTCAGCACGCTTCTTCTCACGCCCTGCATGTTTATAACCATATTTACCATGAAAAATAGCGTGACCTTGACAGAATAAAGATACTCCTGCAAAGAACACGACTACTACTAGTATCCATTGAAGGACTATAGTGTTATTTTCAACCATGGGAATAGTGGTTCTATAACTCCAATAAGTCGAAGCAGACCCTCAGCAAAAAGTGCAAGAACAACCCACCCAACACAAAAACTAATAATTGAAGCATTACGATTATGTTGTCGTATGGCATCATCTATCATCTCCTGTACATCATCTCTAGTTAATCTTTCAGGGGGTTCGACCTTCTTCCCACCAATTATCCAATTCTTAGGCGACATCTTCGTTCTCCCAGAAGTCTGCCCAATCAGCAGGAGATTCCGTAACGTCTTCCCACCCTGGTTCATATAATGGACACGGTTCTTCCATCATGGTTTCAATTTTCATTTGAGATACCCTTTTGTATAATAATTGATAGTCTTTATCATATGGATAT